CGTTTGAAGAAATCCGACAAAGTCGTGTCTTCCATAAAAGCGAGATCAAATGTACTATCCGGTCGTGTATTTATGCGCGTCTCCCATTGGGGTTTAGCGTCATGAAAAGATACAGTCTCTGTAGTCAATTTAGTCGCAGTATTTATATTTACATAATGGTCAGTAACTCCTACTATGAATAAGGATGGTGGGTCGAAGTTAAGCCCAGCTCCCTATCTGTAACATTCCTCCAGCAAGGTACTCTAAAAAGAGCTGTCTAATCTAAGAAGTAGACACTGGTATTGTATGCAAGCCTCCGGAAGAGTGATTGTACAGAATAATCACGATCCGTGGTAACCAATACACACAAGTTATTTTTAACGAATGCGGATAACTCCGCAATTAATGATATCCCTATTAAAGGGGGTCTTTTAAGGTAGACCAAACCTTGCACATAGTAACCTGAACTATGTTAGGAGGCAGTTTTATGACATGCCCAGGTCATTTACCCTGTATCTGGTTACAGGGTACAACCTTCTCTTCTTAGGAAAAGAGATAAACCAAGGTGTTAACGCACACCTAAATATAAGCGGGAATGATTTAACGGCCCATCCCAGGCCTTAGCGAACATTACAGATGAATGTCCCACTGCTTGCAATACTTCTCCTCCAACTGAGCAAAAGTAGCAATTGTTCCGTTCTCAAAATATGGCAGCAATCCTGCCTCATCACAGATTTTGAGTAACTGCAGTCGGCGTTCATTGTAAACTTCTTCACCGTGAAACCAGAATTCCATCATACAATTGGTGACACACTCAGCAGTTTGCTCCTCGATATTTAAAAATTTGCTTTTTAACACGCAATGAAGTGTTTTTGCAATTGATTTTAATTCGAGGGGAGCTAAGAAATTTTTATATTTCTCACTCCAAACTGATGATCTCTTAAGAAAAGTGCAATCATCACTATCAATAAATGGAACCGACTCAGCTTCTTTATCTGCCATGGTGTAAACTATGCCACATTGTGCTAAGGATTTTG